GTTGATTGCCGTGAATAAATTATCAGCAGTCGTATCATTCGATTCGTTCGGCCTCCAACCGTTATCCGCCGAGGGTGCAGTACCGCCAGAAGCCTCGGAAGTAAAAGTCACCGTGGTCCCATCGGATTTGGTAAAAATCAAAGTGGTGCCGACCGCGATATTGGCGTAATCCGTAACCGTGATAGTAGCGTTACCAAAATATCCACCGACCGGATGGCGTGCCCATGCAACAACATTCTGATCACGTTCATAAGTCACATTAATCAAGGTCCCATCGGCACGCACCAGCCAAACCAGGGTATCGGGTTCTTGTTGGTAGGCCATATCAACAATGCCACCGGCACTAATATGTTCTGATAAAATTGTCATGTCAGGAGCAACTAGGCCATCAACGTCCAAATTAAACGCGAGCTCCCTTAACTTGGTTCCGGCACGCTGGATATACAAAACAGCGCGACCGGCTTCGATTGGGGTCACGTTATTGGATCCGTATCTTGTTTCCGGTATTACCTGGACATTGGTCGGAGTCACCGGGGCTGTTCCGCCCGTTAGTTTAAATTCACCTCCAACGGTTCCAACAATCAACCCGGCAGATGATCCGATCAGCCATTGAATGACATTCACCTGGCTTGCGGCCAGGGCAAACTCGATTGCATCATCGGCGGCCCCTGATCCTACGGCCATGTTTTCAAAGTCACCTGATTTTGATGCCCAAATAGTTTGTGGGTTATCATTGGATCCAGCCCAATATAATCGTTCTTCAAAGAAAGTGACACACGCCGGGTATTCATCAGCGGATCCGGCAAAACTTGCCGGAGCTCCGGAGAAAGAAATTGTGGTTAAGGTCCATGCGGTATGACTTGAGCGTGTTATTTTCCGGGGGGCGTAATTTCTTCCAGCAACATAAAGTGTGTCAGCCGACTGACAAAATTTTAAATCGTACAGATCCGCTTCGGTGTAAGGTGTGGTCAATTCGACCGGTTTACCGCCTGATCTTATTTGTCCATTATCTTTATAGATGCGAACGTAAAGATTGCCAAACTCCAAAATATAAGCTTGAGTGGTTGAAAATTCGAATTGAAAGACACGAACTTTTTTGTCAAAATCCCCTGTTTTAAGAGTAACCGTGTCAAGGGTATGAGTTGCACCAGTCGTATGTTTCCAGCCCATGTATGTATCGGTGCTTTGCGCTGTAAATTCCATCGTATGTGTACCGACCGCAAACTCGGTTGAGGTGTACACTTGCTCACCGCCGCTACTGTTCCCGATTTGCAGACTGATAGCACCGGTCCCGATAACAAATCCTAAAACGTAACGCTGACCTTTTACCGTGGTAATCTGTTCTTCCGCCCAACCGTAATTTGAAGCGTTGGAAGAAACAATATTCATTAAATTGGTTGAGTGTGCGATTGAACCCGTGCCAACAGATTTGTTAGTCCAGCCGGCAATGTCCGAGGCAAAGGTGCCGTTCGGCATCATCTCGGATCCGGATGCCGTGACTTTTGCCTGGGCGATAAAATGGGATCCACCACGGCGCTTCAACCCGCCATGCGGCAGAACATAGGCATTCTCGAGGGTCTTTAGAGCGTTGTTGTATTTAGCAACGTCAACCCTTCCCAACAACCTGGGAGAAAATTCCCCGGCTGTAAAATTTGTTTGTACCGGAAAAACTTTCGCCATTAACGCAATCTCGCATCAAGTAAGTGATCACTCTTTAATTCCTCCGGTGTGCCTTCTTGCGAATCCACGGCCATGGCATCGGCCATGGTATTGCGGTACGCCGCAAACATGGTTTCCGTAGTTTCCTTACTTCGGGTCACCGGGAACGCCAGCCGGTAAGCCAAAAGGTCCACCAAGGTTTTCATCATCATTGAATCAAATTCGCTCGGATCAGTGATGCGCCCGATGTAAATAATATCAACCGCCGAGGTATCGCAATAAATGTGGCGGCCGCGACATTGAAAATTCTGGTCATCGTCCGAGGTGTCATAAACATTGAGCACCCGTAAACAGTAAGGGTCAGTCGGCATTAAAAATTTATAGAGCCAGCCAACAATCGGTGTGCCGGTAACAGCCGCGAGATTCGCCTCCTGTACCGCCGCGTTCCAGTTATGTTGCCGGAGCAGAAAATCCACCTCGGTATCGTAAATGCGATTGCATAAAACGGCCGTGGTCGAACTCTCGGTCAACGAACTGATCGTATTAGCGCCGAGTAAATTAAGAGCCTCATTACAAATATCAACTTTTGAAGGCATAATTGGTCCTTAATCCCAAATCCGGGACTCCCTCAGATGCCGTAGATTGCCCGATCTTGGTTTGGTTAATATGTAACCCTGATGCAACCGGGCCCCGAAAGGCCCGATCACAAACAGAATTATGCGTTAGCCTTTGCAATACATAATATGCATGTCAAAGGTATCAGCGGAAACTGATGTGCCAGCGCCTAAACCAAGGGTCAAAATCATTTCCCCGGTTGTGACGTAGCCCGTGTCATGCGTTCCGCTCTCATGAAAGTGCGTGACCGTCCTTGCGGAATCGGCCGCAATCGCACTACAGAAAGCATCAACATCGACTGCCACGGCAGACCCATCGGTGAGTGCCGTATGAGCCGCGTATCCAACGTTAACCGTTGCTGACGATTCTAGGTCAGAAACGATAATGAAAGATTGCGGTAAAATACGGACCCCGGCTGGGATCTTCATCAATTCAACCGTGTCAGAGCTTGAAAGTGCTTGCCCTGTAAATCGTGCATATTCATACACAACGCCGTTGCTGGTTGTCGGATCATTCTTGTCCGGACCATCACGGTGAGTGGTGTATTCAGTACTATAATATGTAGCCATCGTACACCTCCCTTATTGGCAAGCAATTTCAATAACGTGATTATCTTGTATTCTTACGGATCCCAGTGACATCTGGGCATAAGTTTGAAATGAGTAATTTTTATCTGGCCGTTCCGAGATCTTAGTCTCGATATTTTGCCCGATAGAAAGTCCCACTCCAGACTTGGCCCATGCCAACACTTGCTGGTTACCATCCGAATCGTTATTGAGTCGCTCTGTGTGAATAAAATTAAAACCGAAAAAGGCACCTATGCTTCCGGTAACCATCGGTTTCTTGTCGTTGTAATCAAAATTGATGATCGGAGTTCCTGATTCAGAAAACAGATCATCCATTTTATCTCCGCTGATGGCGAGATAAAGTTCTTCATCGGGATCAATGTCTGCCTCCCGTAATATTTTCCTTGCAGTTCGTAGTTTTGCCATAGTCATTCCAGCCGCGTTTATGTTCAACAAGGTTTGTTATTCCTTGCCCGGGATTATCCCAGCTTTATGTTTCCATAAAGACCAGACCATATCATCAACCCATTGGGTTGTTTTGCGCTTCCACCGCACTCGCGGTGTACTCCCTTTCGGGATGGTCGTTGCACCTTCCCACCTTAGTGGGCTTGGCTCATGATTACCTTCGGTTTCCCGATAAGGCGTTCCATGAATTCACAAAATTTTTCGATACATGTCACCATGTAAAGGGGCCATTGCAATAACCCGTGAACTATTTTCTGCGCGGAAGGTAGAGCTACGTCTGACGCGGCATCGGTCGAGGATACGCTGGTAGCGTTTCCTGTCATCGCGGCCAAAATCAAGTCATCAATTGTTCTACCCATTGCCCAAACTCCAGCGGTCATATATTCGGACTTGGGATCAGATAACATTTTTATCTGATCTGCCTTGTCCACTAGCGTATATGTTCAACAAGGTTCGCAAAACCTTATCCGTGGTTTCCCACTGCTTTATGTTTCCATAAAGACCAGATCATATCATCAACCATTAAGGTTGCTCCGCGCTTCCATCACGCTTGTGATGTACTCCCTTCCGGGATGATCGTTGCACCTTCCTACCATTAGTAGGCTCGGCTCAGGATTGTCTACGGCATAACCCGTTAAGAGGTTCCCTGAGTTCACGGAGTTGTTCGATACATGTTGCCATGTAAAGGGACCTATTTTTTGATCCGCCCAGTTGTAATCTTCCATCACAACTTTTCGCCTGGAGTGGGGTGTAGAAATAAGCGGCGTGTCTGCATGCCGACTTGTCATTTTTTGCGCCGATGTACTACCCAAGCGGTCAAAATGATCTGCCTTACCTACTACACCCTCATTCACTCGCACAAAGTTTCGCAAACGCGAACCTTTTTGCTGGGCAAGGTGAATGAAATTGGAGCGATACTTGTTGACAAAAGCCTTGTTGACTTCAGTGCTCATTTCATTTACCTCTCAATGAGGATTAATAATATAGAGAGGTAACCGACCATCGGGCTCTCGGATACAACGGTTGGGCCCTTACGGGGTATCCGGGGTACTGCTATGCAACTAGCGGAGGATCCGTTACCGGGTCCGTAGTTGTGATGCCGGGATCTTCGATCTCTACCGGCTTACGAATTGCTACCTCGCATAACCCGTAAAAATCTTCGCTCCTGGCTGGTTGATCGTAATGCAAACAATAATCAAATTTCTTGCCTCTTAACCTTCCGAGGCGAAATGGATTTTCCTTTCTCGATAATACGATTCGTTTCTTACCAAAATTTTTACACTCGCCGCATGTAATATTGCTTTCCATTTATTCCTCCGGGTAAGCCATATCAAACAGGCGATCCCGGAAAGCAATAGCCTCGGCATGCTTGGGATCGTTCTTGTCCCAGTACGCTTTATAATGTTTATGTCCGGGCTTGTTGAAATTTTCAATTTCCTTCAACGCCGAGCCAACATCAAGAAAACTGGAATCATGTTCGGAATCCAATGGCCGAGCCTCTTGGCTTTTTAATCCCATCTGGTAAAACGCTTTGATCAGCGCCGGATGGGAACCACGGGGATCCGTGGTTAATAATTTCTCGAGCTCCGGACCACCAAATTCTTTCATGGCCCGTTGTGCGATCGCCACGTTACGATCGTACCCCTTCATTCCCCATTCTTTTTGCAGTGCCGCCTCGCCTTTAAAATAGGCTTCATCCATGTGCAATTTCTGGTCAATTTGGGAATCCAGGGCAAACTTATTATAAAAATCCAGGATGGATCCTAATTGTGTTTGCGTGATGCCCTGGTCATGCGCCAGTTGTTTGAATGCTTTTTCTGAATCTTCATCGTATGACATTCCTTCCGGCATATCCGGGCGTGCATACTCATACTTGTCCGCCGTTTCCGGGCGCCCCAGCTTGGTATAAAAATCGTTACGCTCTTCATCGGTTGACTCTTCGCCGGGGATCTTGACCGAGTTCCCCATCATCCGGGAAAGGTGTACATGGCCTTTTGCCAGGTCACCGACCGATTGATATTTGCTTAACGATTTTTCTTCCCGGTAATCCTCCGGAACATCATCAATCCATGTGGCTGGTGCTTCCAGCGGCGCTGCTTCAGATTCGCTCGAGGTGTCGGTTACCGGCTCTTGCGTTTCAGTTGCCATAAATTATTCTCCTTTTGATTTTAGTTCTTCACCAAGTTTGACCGTTTCCTTGATCAGTAAATAAACAAACCGACAACCCTCCTGGAAATAAGTCCCATAAGGATCATTGGCTACTACACTGGATTTTCCCTGGTACATCTCTTCCAAATCCTTTAATACCTCCAGACCGGATTCAGTATTGAAACAATGAAAATAATTGACCGCTACTTTTTTGCGGTCCTCTTCATCAAACTTCGGCTCCCACTCCCTCTGTTTTTTCATTTGCCTCCGCTAGTGCCTTGATGCCGGGACCGGCCATACTCACCCCTTGGGCCGCTTGCATCAATTCGTTTGTTTGTTGTTGTTGTTGCATCTGTTCTGCCTTGACCGTTCTTAATTGCTGCAATGCCGCTTTCGATTTGAGTGCTTCACCCGGAACCGCCAGGCGATCACCGAGAATTCTTAATGCCTCTTCAAAATCCACGATGTCAAGAATATCCGGAGCAAATTGGGCCGCCTGGCCAAGCATACCAAACCACTGTGTTATAGCTGAAACGTCACTAAGTTTTTGTGCCTTGGCCAAGCTCCCAACGAATTCGACATCGATTTCATTGAGCCCGTGCAATGCTTCCGGAGGAGGAGGAAACAGCCCGGTCCTGAAACCAATGGCGAACGTACGAATTACCAGCGGATTAAGCACCTCGGATTCAAAACGTGAAACCGTGGGGCCTAACATACGCTGAAACTGATCCCTTAATTCAATAACTTCTTGCGCGGTCATGTTCGGTTTTTCCGGCATGATCAACTGATCCGCCATGAACATGGACCGGATACCGCGTTTGAGTTCATCCCCTTTTAGATTGGTGAGATCAAAGCGGCCTTCGAATGGTAAAAATTTAATGCGTTCGGGTTCGCGTGAATAATTAATCGCTCCTGGAATAAGTTTAAAAGCGCCGACTATTCCCTGGTGCGGTGCGATCAGTGGCGGATCGACTGCCTTGTTGAGTGCGCGTAGTTCGAGCTCGCGGATCTTGTTTAAAACTTTAATGTCGGCCATGGCAACATCGGCCGGGGACCTTCCCCAGAGCTCGCCGGATTCCTTGGCAAACCTTCCGATGGCATAAGGAAATTCGTTGTATCCACTCTCGGCAACTTTTTCTTTACCGTGTGAAAATATATCGATTGAGGTCCATGCTTTGGTTTCTTTACCGCGGCGTTTTTTCGAATAGTAATCCTCGGCCGGAAGCACCACGCGGAGAAAATCATATTCTTCATCGGGTTTTTCCTGGGCGGCTTCGCGTACGACCTCGGGCAAATTCTTCAACCCGAATTGCTGGGCGGCTTGCCTGGCACTTAACTTGTATTCCCAAAATAATGTATCAGGTACACCACGCCGGTCCTCGGCAAACACAAATTCACCAATCGGCATGGATTTATAAATGATCCCGTTAAAGTTTGGATGGGTCAGGTCATCTTCATCGACCATGATGCAGATGGTACCGAATGAAGTGTAATCCAAAAATGCCTCACCGATCACACTGTAGAAATTACTAGTGTGCATGGTATAGAACATTTTTTCACTGACTTGGTTGAACCATGCCTGAACTGCCGGATCATCATTAAGCTCTGCCATTCGGTGAGCTTCGGGGATCTTCAACTTGTACCAGATCACTGAACTCGGGCAGAGGGAGTTCTGCATCGATAATGCAAGGAGTCTATTCGCTTCCGTGGCCGTAGAATCAAATCTCTTATTGGTCAGCGGTTGGCCGAACTGATGAATTGACGAATCCACTTTGCCTTTTCTCGGTCGAATATAATCCCGGACATCTCTGAAAAATGGCTCCCATTGGGTGCGCCGTTGTTTCAGTTTATCGTGTCGCTTGATCAACGAAATAACATCTGGCATCTAGTCTCCTAACAATTTTTTCTTATAAGCACTCGCCTCGGATGTATCGCCTAAAGCCCCTGTCATAATGGTTGATCTTCGTCCCTGACGTTTCCTCGCCAGGATTGCCATGCGTTCCTCTTTTTCCTCGGCCGATCTGTCAATCTCTTTCGGCGGCTCGGGCGGCGGAGGCGGCTCGGGAACCGGTTGCATCACAATCGGTTTGGGCGGCGGAGGTAAGGGGGGAGGACTTGGCATTTTTGGCGGCGAAAAAATAAAACCCATTTTTTTTACTCCTTTAGTATTCTTGGTTAAAGGTAAATAAAACCTAATCGAATTGGCAATCAAAATCCTAGTGAAATGTTAAATTTTCTTACGAATTAAAAATATCGTAATCATTGAGGGTTTGAGTCTGTTTCCGGTTGGTATCTTCAAACCCGTCCAGGTAATAGGCATTCGAACATTCCATCAGTGCATCTACCCCGTGCGAGCTCCAATCATGGACCGGCGAGGAAAAGGTCCGGGTCTTGTCATTAAATGCCTTATGATAATTCCTCAATGCCGCAATCCCCACTTTGCATTTTACCTGGTCAAACCAGCAACGGCCTAGATAGCGCCGGAGCGAATCGATGGATTCCATCTTGTCAATCTTTTTGCCCACTATAAAATCAATCCCGAGGTTAAGCGCCGTGTCACGCCTGGATCTTCCCGTGGAAAATTCCCGAACCTCGATGTCATGCGGTGCATGATGCCGATCATAAACATATTCCTTGCTCCGGAGTAACTGGATGTAATGAACCAGGCCCTCACCGGAATTTTCATAATAATCAATCAGCCTGGTTTCGTTACCGACATGCTGCGCGAACCAAATCGCATTGGCGTCCGCAAGTCCCAGATCCCAGTAAGTTGAAACCGGGATCTCGGGTTCATAAGCCACCTGGGTAATTCTCCCTTGTTCCAGGGCGGATTCCATTTCACTGGCAAAATACGCCCCTGGCAATGCCGATTGAAAGCTACAATAAAATTCCTGGGCAACCATTTCTTTGCTCATACCGGATTTGCGTTCCTCTTCGACATCCGCATCGGAAATCAGGCGCTTGCCGTCATGATCCACCGTATCATCAACGGTTAGAAACGATGCGAACCATTCATCATTATCCTTGGCCATGTTATATAAATCGTAACCGTGATTCTCGCCCCAGGGCGTGTAGGCAAAAATCGCCCAACCCTCGTTCTCCCGGAGGATTGGGCGGATCGTATCCCATACCGCCGGGCTCATTCTCGAATACTCTGAAAAGATAACGCCGACCGGGTTGGTTCCTCTAAGGTAATCCATACCCTTATCCGTTCCGACCACCTGGTAAATAGAATGTCCCTTTTCCCCCTTGACCTCGACCAGCATTTCCTGGTCGTTTTTCCGGGCAATGATCTGTTTCGGGAAATGGTCCATGTAGGCAATCCCGTTTTTTCCGATTCCTTCGTATATGGCTTTTCGACCCTGCCGACCAGTGGGAAACAGGTGATAATAGGATCCGGGCCTTTGCAGCATTTGGTCGATCATTACGTTAAGGCTTGTGCAGTCTTTTCCGGCCCTTCGATGCCAGGTTAGGACCAATCGCTTTACGCCCAGTTCCATCGCCAGCCAGACCGGCTTTTGATAGGAACGCGGCCGGTATAAGTGAGGTATCGATATGTTTGACATCTATTGCCTCCAGCATGTTTTGTCGTACCAGCGTGATTGTTTGATCCACGGCAACATCCATCGCTTTCTTTTTCGGATGCAAACAGGAATTGATCTCGATGGTCGCACGGATCCTCTCCCTCCATGGAATATCCTTATTCTCCGCGACCGCGATCAGCCAGCTTACCGGATTGAATCCCTTTTTCTTGCAGAGGTCATCAATCTTGTCCTTTTCCATCTTGTTGATGTGCCCACGGGTTTTTACTTTTTTCCCCGTGTCTTTGAATTGACCCTTGCTATCGCGCTCCATTGTAAACCTCCGCTTGTGCGTTGCATTGTTCGAGGATACTTTGAAGCTCGATGATGTACTTGGTCAGATCAATAAAATTGTTTTCCGATAAAATAAAATCAGTCCCGGAAGGTACCGGAGCAATGACCGGCTGATCCGGGAGAATAAAGGTTTCAAGGTTTCTTTGAACCGTTTTTGTGCAACCCCCAAAAACGCAAAATGCGATCACGATTAAGACCGCGGATTTCTTTTTTATATTTCGCATTGATCTCCTTAATTTTGTTCCTGGCCTCATTGCTTTTAATATTGCCTTCAATGAGGGTATCAAGTGCGGCCATTTTCTTACCATGGCGATAGGCAAAGAAAAACACGCCGACAATAAAAAGTACCGCGCCGGAAATCAGGGTAATAGTCATTTAATGTACATCCATGCGGCCATTGCCCAGCCGAACAGAAATGTTGCCAGGTATTTAATGAACGGTGTCATCATTTTTTTCTCCTGTTCATGGATTTACCCATGATGGTTAAATTTTTTCTCGCATTGTTGCGCGGATTATTGTCCTTATGGTGTACATCCTTACCATCCCCCTTTGAAGCTTTCCCGGCGTTGACCATTTTCCGCCGCGCCTTGTTCCGGGAGCTCCTATTTTTAAGCTGCTTCGGACGGGATTGGTAATTATCGTATTCTCCCCGGTAGTCCCTGGGCATTACTTAGACATGCCGGCGCGAACGCTGGCCATTCCACCAAATCCCAACATCATGTACCATTCTTTCGGTGCCATCCACCAGCCATTCATTTCACAAAATAAACTGGCAACCGCGACAAAACTCAAGATAAAAGTTTTTTTACCTTTAAATCCGGCCATAATTTCATTCATTTTTGTTGCTCCCTGTTAATAGGTTGTTTATGAGTGTGTGTCATCATTTCATCCGCAATAATGAAAGCATCATTGCAATGCTGGATGATAGGATATTTGTGCATATCTATGCCGTACTTGGCAATCAATCCTTGCAATGCGTGGGCGGCGAATACATTTCTCAGTGAGGTTCCACGCCGTTCTTTGATTTCCGCCATTATTGGAGCTCCAATTCTTTGAAAGATTGCCACACCCAGGGCTGCCACTGCTCGCCTTCATAACGGTAGCCCGTGGGTTGTTTCAATAACGTGTATTGTTCCGGAATTGTGGTTGTATTGGTTTCCATGACCCATAAATGTGGGCCGGGTTCTTCCCAGGTTATTGCCGTGCATTCGGGGATCATCTGCGTGTACAGAACCGGGTGAGCAAAATAGAGTTTGCCGCGGTCGGTTTCGAATTCCAGGACAATACCAAGGGAGCGATGGACATCCCAGCTTAGTGCCGTATCCGGCAGAGGGAGGGCCGGACGATCTTGAGCAAAGACGGAGGAGGAAAAAACCGTCAGCAAGAAAATAAGGAGCCAGGATGCCCACCAATATTTCATCTCAATTTTTCCCGAGAATGTCCGGAACAAAAAGATTTTTGCCGGATAGAAAATAATACGGGAGCGGCCCCAGTGAATATTTCTGTTTAACCACATCCGTACATTCACAAGACTGACATGTAAAAAGCATTTTATTTTTCATGCTATCGACCAGTACCGTTTCCGATTTACAAAAAGGACACTGGAATTCATTATTATTTGGGAACATCTTTCCCGTAATAATCCCATATGACGTTCGGCGTTTTATTGATATGATCCAGATCGGCATGAATAAAGCCATCGCCGAAACCAAACCGGGTGAAATGCTGGATCAGGTGTCTAAACAATCCATAGCGTTCGCGTGAACTATTCACCCGAATATCGATGGCGAGCCCTACCAGGTGAGAACTACTTGGTTTGGATTTCAACTCCGCATTATGTTTCTGACAACGATAAGCAGAATTAATATAAATCGGTTTGCCATACTCACAACGGACTGCCTCGATTGCCTGGAGGACATCGTTCTCCATCTTCATGACACCGCAGCATGGGCAACACATTTCTTTGCGACTAAAGTGATTTGTCAGCTTCACGGATTCTTTCAATTTTTACGCACCCAAAGCTGGTTTGCTTCGGAACCTCCAAGACAAGCGCCCTCTGGATCTCCTCGACACACTCGGATTTGGTTTGGTAATTTCCGAGGATGTCAACCGTTTCCACTTCATAAGGGGCACTGAAAATAATCATTAATAAAATCCACATCTTGACCAAAATGTATCAGACGGCTAATTTCTTGGCATTCTTAAAATTGTTGTCAAGCATTTTATTTTACCGAGAATTCAAGGGGAAAAGGCGTACCGGATATTAAGATTCTGGAAGGTGTGCTCTAATAGATAACTAAGGGATATCTTGAAGATCACGAGTTGATGGTTTTGACTTTGGTTTTAGAGATTTTGAAGTTAAATATTTCTTTCTTTTCTTTTTTCTTTTTGGTTCTTTTTCTTTTTTCTTTTCTTTCTTTATTAATTTTTTTTAATCCGGTACATGGGGTTGGGAACCTGGGGGTTTTGCGCCGGATTTCCGGAATTTTCCGACTTGGGTCTTGTGGGAGATTCCACATGCCGAGCTCCCCAACGTTAATCACGCCCCCCCCACTTTTCGGGTATCGCCTTTTCAGACCCCCCCGGCCCAAAAAAAAAGACCCCTGGGGGGGGTATCAGGTCACAAACTCACCACATCGGACCGACTCGAGCCTCTGTAAATGCTTGTATCTAAAGTATTCTAGGAATGATCTAACAAAACTCGGAGAATTGTGAGGCATCAATCCCAAAAGTGGGACGAGGCCGAGGCTTTGCCCATACCATGAAGCGGAAGATCCAACCCTATCCAAATAGTCCCATTAACATCAGCTTCGAGGATTCACAAAGAGATACCATTATGTTTGCCCGTGCATAACGGTGTGTTATTCAACCGGCTCCAAACTATTAAGGTGATATGTCTTTTCCTTATTTTGGATATACAGAGTGATATCATCCCCCCATGTTTCAGCTTGTATATCAATATTTAGCACCCAACATAATTCGTATATTTGAGCAAGAACTCCACATATAGTATCTTCTATAATGCCATCGTCATCGCTTTCACACTCCACGCGGATTACTAACTCCTCATGTTGTTGACATAATTTATCCAATTTGCGGAGAATTGCTTTGTGCGGTCGCATCTTGCTTGGGGAAGGAACCTTGTCTATTTGTCTATAAAGCATAGTGACCTCCATTCATAGTGAATAACGGGATCACCTTACCACTCGCCAAGAACTTGTCAACTACCTTTTCACATCGATCCCCTTGCGCTCATAATACCAGAGCGCCATCAGCCCGAATGCCATCTTAGCCAGGTGAGGTTCCTTCCGGTCCCCTTCCAGCCACTTGTGCCAATGCTCGAACATATGATTGATCACCACGCTTTTAGGCATGCCGGATTCCCAATTGCCATCTGTTCCAGGTGCGCCGTGACTCTTGACACCTTCATCCATAACCATGGCGAGCTCTCTAATGAATCCCCATTTCACCAAATCGTAGCGCACCGGAGCTATTGGGTTCCTTGTAGCTCCCGTTGAATATTTCTCTTTGTTGTTCATCGTTTCCCTCTCATTAACTTGTTGATTCTACTAACGTAAAGCACGAATATCACCATATCTGCCAATAACAGTCCGTAGAGATGCTGGACAAATATGATGTACAGCCAGAATGCCTGGCTGGCCAATCCGGTGAAACATCCATAAATCTGGTAGCGATTCCACCAGGTCGCATGTGAAAGCAAATAAATCGTTATGATAGTCAGTACGCTGGCCGTGAGCTCAATGAAGATCATGTTCGCCCTCCGCCCGTTCTGCCTCTTCGATTGCCTGGACAATCCGCTCGAGCTTGCTGTTATATGTATCGAACAACTTGTTCATCTCGAGGATCAGGCCGGTCATCCTTGCCACATGATCGGTGAGTTCATCCACTTGGTCCGCCAGGTTCTTGTCAGTCATTGTCATCCTCTTCAAAATGTACGCAACCAAACAGGGGTCCGGTGTAGATCCCGGATTCCCAGCCATCCTCGCCCATGGTCCCAAATCCATCCCTCCAATCAGGAATTGTTTTCAGGCACATCCCCATTTTGTTATCCGGTTCTTGCCAGTACCGACAATCCTTGCAATGTCCCATCACGCCTCCTCAATGGTTACGCCGTAAACATCCTTGACTTGTTTCACCTTCAACTTATACATGTCAGTCTTGAATCCCTTGACATCCACAAATCTCACCTCGCCGTCTGCCAGAAACTCGGCGAAATCGCAGACATACCGGATATTCCCAGGTAAATGAAATGGCACTTGTCTTAAGAAAAATAGAACTAACCCGGCGGCTTGCCGCAGCTTTAGATCAGCATAATATTGAGCCTCCTTTTTACTGGCAAACTTAATCCCATCGAGCTCGGTCGGCTTCGCATTGAACTTGTGCCGGAATCTTTGAATCTTCATTTCTTCTCCTTTTGTTTCATTTCCTTTTCCCACAACTTTTTCTGACGCACGGTAATGGGTGCCCATTTCACAATCGCACTGGATAATATATCAGTTCGCTCAACTAACAAATCGATGCGCTGGCTCTGAAGATCAAGGCGCTCACTGTTCGCCACAACACTCTTGGTTGCCTCTTCCATGTGAATTGCAACTTTTCCCAGTGTGGCAGCAACCTTGTGCATATCTTCATCAAGATCATGCATTTGGTCATGGATAACCCTCAACATTTGCGTTTGATTCTTTTGTTTTTCTGCCCAATAACTTTGATTCATATCATGTCCTCGAATTTTTGATTGCCTTCTGAATAAACACCACAATTCCTGTCGAACTTAAGCCTAACCACGCCAAGCTCACCATCCACGCCGGCATCCCTCACCTTTTGAATGTGGACCTCGACATCCGCCTCCGGATCATGAACATGCCGGAAAATTGTCCAGCATAAATCCGCCATGTTAAAAAAGTGAGCGCTCCCTGAT